TTAAGTGGCCACTTGAAGTTCCGGCCCTGCGTCGCTATCTATTAACGGCTGACCTTGAACCATTTTTTCAACCATATCGTTTGAAGGATATGGAACCCCGAGCTCAACCGTATTAGGGTTGGAACGGTGGGTTTCAACAAACGATGTTCCGTTCCATTTTTTTGAAAGGTAGATTATTCCTTCAAAGGCTGCAGGGTCCTGTTTCTGAGACTCTAAGATCATGTGGAAGCCACGACGTTCTATCCCGCGTAAGAAGCTGGAGAAGCACTCCCTCAGTAATTCGTCATCCAAATCCTTGAACTTGATACCCTGCGCAAGAAACTCGAAATAATTAAGAATATATAAAAGGCCATTGATGGCATCCCTGTACTCATCGGGGACCTTCATATTCTTGTATTCTTCTTTGTCTGGGTTGCAGCGCCACTCTGATAGTTCTTGTGGTACATAACGCATGCCCCGATAGAATTTGGTGCTGTTCCGAAGCTGTTTTTGGTACTCCGGGCTTGTTCGGGTGTTAATGATCATGTTCAGCGTGTGGGACCTGCGCGTGTTAGCAGCGGACGTTATGCATTGTATCCACCATCCCATTCCAACGAGCATTCCTGTAACCATGATCGAAAGCGATGTTTGATAGGCCGGTGTGTACCTTAAAATTGCATATCCAATAAGGATAATCACATAACAAACAGTGCTGAACATAGGAAGAAATTCTGCAGTGTCTGGATAGCGTTTTTTGATGAAGCAGAAGATAGAAGATATTGCTGCACCAGAACCAGCAATGACGATCAGCCAATCAATGATGGCGATGCTAAATGGTAGTTTTCCAGGGTAGATATAAGTAAAAAGTGCTCTGACAATCATCATTAGAGCAAAAATTGTAGCGCTGACGTTGACTAATGTTCTCGCCATCTTATTGATTCCTATAACAAAAGACCTCCGCATGGGAGGCCTTATTGTGCTAATGGAGGTTTGTTTTAAAATTTTAGGTTGTAGTTAACCTTCACCGAAACCTACGGTCAGTGTCTTTTTCATAGTGTTCACTCCAGTTGTGGTGCTTCGCCGATACCTACGTTAAGCTCTTGAAAAGTAAAAAAACATAAAAGTTTTAGAATTTGTGGAGCACAGGATAACAGTTTGTACTGGGACTCATCAAGTACTATCAGTGTCCTTGCACTGTCCTAGTGAAAATTTATTGCAATAAAGTAACTTACGTGAAGTCAAGAAATATATTTGCACTCCATTTCTTGCTATGATGTAAGTTATTGATTTTAATTAAATTTACAATTACCTAAATGAACTATGGAAACTATCAATAACATAGATGATAGCTCATTTCACAAAAAGCAATGGTAGACTCATTCTTAATTTTCATCAGCCTTAAGCCTATGTACTCAGCTTGACACAACATTTATAGACGTTTTACCATCGTATTCAGCCAGGTATTTACCGTAATTGCGGAACAGCATTTCCGGCCCCTTATGCCCCATCTGCCCGGCAAGCCAGAAAAGGTTTACACCCTGGCTAATGTGTCTGGTGGCGAATGTGTGGCGCGTCTGGTACGGGTTACGGTAGCGCACACCAGCTTTTTTCAGGGTCGGCACCCATGCTTTTTTACGGATAGCGTCGGCGTTCGTCCAGGGTTCTCCCGTTTTCGGATCGCTGAATATGAACTCACTTTTCATAAAGGTGTATTGCTTCTGCGCCTGCAGGGCTGCCAGCGCCTCACTGTTCAGCTCCACCTTACGGGTACCGGCTTTTGTCTTGGTGCCTTTAAGTACCCCTACGACACTGGCCGCCTGAACGTGGGCTGTGTTCGCGATGGTGTCGAGATCAGCCCAGCGCAGCGCGCACAGTTCTGAGCTCCGCAGACCTGTATTGAAAGCAAAGCGGAACAGGTTTTCCCATTCCCTGTACCTGCAGCTCTGGTAAATGGCAAGGGTCTCCGCTGGCGTGAACGGGTCAACCTCGTAATCGTCGGCGCTCGGGCTACTGTCGATCACGTGGTACCGGCTGGCGCTGACGAGGGTTACCGGGTTAATGGTCAGCAGGCCATCCGTAACAGCTTCATCAATGGCGCTGCGCAGAAATGACAGGTTATTCCTGATTGTTTTCAGCTTAGTTTTTCGGCTGGCTATCCAATTTTTTAGTATCGCAGGCGTCAATTCTGTTACATGTAGTTTATGTAGTTCTGATAGTGCTGATAGACATTTTTCGTAACCGCCAATGGTTGACGGCGACAGATTACGGTTTATGCAAATTTTCAGGTATTCATCAAGATAGGACTTAATATTTTTGGTTTTCTTTACTACACCGAATAACTCCAGTTTTTTGGAATTGGGGAAATATTTCGCATATTCAAACGTTCCGCTGGCGATCTGATTTTGTATCTCCCCTAGCAGGCGCTCAGCATATTTTATACCACGTGTATTTGCCTCAAGCCGAGATAGGGGCTCCCTGCAAAGAACCCCTTTATATGTGAAAGTGATAACTAGTGTTGAAGCAGTTTTATGCTTACGAATAGTTACTCCTCTTGGCAGAGATAATAATCCTTGTTCTTTCTTGCCCATTTTGAAACCTCTATTAAGTCGACCCAACGCTCTTTAACCCCGTCGACTTTTAATACATGTACCCCTTCTTTCCATATTCCTCTTTGTATCCGTTTGTTAACGGCATCAACCGTTTCTCCCGCGTTGCGGCAGTAGGTTGATATAGGTACGCAATCCAGCCCCACAGTTCACCTCACACAACATTCAGCCCACGACAGTGACACCACACTTCAAACATTCGTTTCACAATTTCACGACAGTAGAAACCGTCAACATCTCGCGTCAGGTCATAGCGATTGCCGAATGTCTTGCGAACCCATAACTCAAAAACCGTATGCATGTATCACCTCCGTTGCATTGCGCGCAATTTTTTCAGGTGCTTTTCCTGCTCAGTGTCCGCCAGGATTTTGCAATACTGCTGGTGGTCAATATGTTCGAACAGGCAGTTGAACTCACCAATGCATACCCGCCCGGAGTGTCCGTCCATACGTCGAAAGAACACAGAGCGGTCCGTACAGCGAGTAATCACCACAGGGTATCCGGCCCTGTCCGTGTATATTTGCCCGCGTTGAATAAGTGCGAACATGAGATTATCCCCAGCGGCAAATCGAAAAAATAATCAGCGCAATCGATATTGCAACACCTACAATTGCAAATGCTTCAGGCCAACTCATTGACTCACCTCCTGCGGCGGTTCTGGTAGAGGCATCCAGTGGGTTACATCGCATTCAGGGATGCTGATATCATCACCAAGCCACCCTTGACCTTCAGACCAGCATTGCACGTAATACCCGTATTCTGTGTTCACTACGCACCACTGTGCGTCGTTCGGCATTAGCTCACTACAGCTTATCCAACCATCCGGAGTTACCGGAACTTGCGGAATGGCTGTCTGCTCTCGAACGTCATTAGGCGCTATAGGTTCTGCTGCCAACTGACTGGCATATTTGTTAATGGTAACGATAAGCTCTTGCTCAGCCTCATCCAGATAATCACCGATACCTCGCCTGTCACCGTCAAAATCATCGAAATCGGCACGAATCTTGGCAACCTTCTGGATTGCGGACAACACCTCACTAGGAATTACCGGATAGTTGGTTGACGTTTCCGCGATTTCCCGAAAATTATTGGTTGACGAATTCTTATTTTCCCGAAAGTTTCTGGCCTGAAGCATGGCGGCGCGGCAGGCATTCCAGCCAGTAGCGTAATATTTCGCATCCTGCCAGCTCGTTTGTACATTTGAGTACGCTTTTTCCTCTGTCATGGCCTCTGGTATTGATGCCGGTGCAATTCGTGGCAGGCCGATATATAGTGGTACATCTCCCGGCTCCATCGAATTGACGGGCCAAATATACGCATCACTACCATGGTTAATGAGCGCAATCCCCGAAGTATCGATGATGCCAAATGGCTCCGCTGTCAATGCAGTCAATGCAATTTCATAAGCCCGACGCTCAATATTGTCTCGCACGTCCAGGCTGCTTATGCGCTCTTTGATTTCTTTAATCAGTTTCTTATCGGTGAAAGTGGTCATCTCACTCTCCTTTGATGCGAATGCCAGCGACGCGTAGTGCGTGTTCTAAGTCAATCAGGCAAAGCCAGCTGCCATTTTCTTTAGGTATCATGACATGTCGCTTATCAGCATTTATTGGGTGCCCATATCGAAGGTCGTAGCGAGTCGGTAATTGAACTTCCCTCGCTTCCAGTTCTGTAATGCGTTTGTTTTTAGCTTCTAGTTCATCCAGCAGCACCAGCACAACCTGCGGTGTGACTTTCATACGAAACGCAAGCAATTTTTGCGGCGTTGCCACGACTTTTATTGCTTCTGCCGCCTCACGCAGTGCCTGATAGTCAATCTTGCTCACTGGTTGCCTCCTTTACGGATCTGCGCTGCGATGCGCGAAAAAAAAGCCTCCCGCGTATGGCTGTTAAGAGCTGGCGCGAACGCCGCGTTAAGAACGGCAGCATCACAGCCGTCATCGATATAGAGCGCAATTTTTTTCTCCAGGCGCGCTTTGGCTTCCTGCAACTGCATACCCCGGCACGCACGCGGGATATAATCAGCAATTTGAGCGATAGCTTTTTCGTTCTGTTTAAACATGCTTCACCTCGATAGGCTTGATGGTGTCTAACAGCAGTCGGCGGCGCGTATTTTCTGCAAAATGGCGGCGTCCAGTTTCTTTGTGGTAAAACTCGTTTTTGCCAACGACCCACATCCGCTCTGTTTGGTGCAATTTTTTTACCTGCGGGCCATCTTTGGTGATCACGGTACCGGTATGGGTTTTTACGATTGTCATGCCACGACCTCTTCGAATTTCAACTCCAATTGGTCACCCCAGATTTCACATGATTCGGAACACGAACCAGTATCAAACCGCTTGGCCAGCACCATCGCCTGATACAAACTTCTGTAGTCGCTGTCGGCATACATTCTGGCAATCCCGTCAAGCGTCAGGTGACCACGGTACATAACGTCTTTACCTGTTCTGCGATGACCATCCCTGACGTGTTTGCCTGTAACCAGTTCATTAAAAACCCGCATCAGACCAGGTTCGTCTTTACATGCAAGCCCCAGCTTTTGCGTTGACTTTTTGATGCAAAAAACACAGTTCCCGAGGTGCTCCGGGATTTGCAAATCAAAAGGTTGTTTTTGCCACCACCGGATAACATCCGACTTATCAAAATCTGACAGCTCGGCAAGATACCGGACGCCAGGTTTCGGTTTCAGCCTACGGGGTTCGTCCGCACGAATACCGAGCCATGTGATGTAATTCCCTCGCCCAAAATGGTCATCGCAATATTTCGTGAAAGGGGTGAGTTTTAGCCTGTCAGTACAGAATGCGCCGCCGATGTATGGCGTACCGTACTTTTTAACCATGTCCATAAACGGTTTAAGCACCGGCATTCGCGTCTGAATATCCTTTGGTTCCCATTCCGTATAACCATTTGGCTGCCCAAGCTCTGGATTTATATCGACCTGCAACACAGTTAGCGGTATGCCCCAGAACTTCAAAACCTCCCGAATAAAGCGGTATGTCAGCGGATGTTCGCAACCGGTATCCATAAAGATGTAGCAGACGTTATTGCCAGCCTTTCTTTGTTCTTCCATCAGGTGAACAAGATATGCAGATGTTCTCCCGCCAGAAAAACTAACTACATGAGTTATGCACATTTGCGTAATTCCGATAACTCGTTGAAGCGTTCCATAAACATCCCGTAGGCATGGCCCGGTGCCAGTGGAATCACTTTGAACATCTCTGTTGCCGGGATACCTTCCAATACAGGCCAGAAAGAGCCATCATCAAGTCCGAGATCGCGGCGTTCGGTTGCCAGCATGATGAGATCGGCATATTTCACTGGCGTGCTCATAACAGGAGGTAACCCGTATTTCTCACGGATTACGGCGTCTATTTTTTCTTCCATCCGTTTATAGTCAGGAAGAAGTCGTTTCAGTGGCGCGGGGATGTCCTGGCAATATGCTTCTGTTGCATCATGCATTAACGCTTCAAAAGCAAATTCCTGCGGCACCAGCTGGCTGCAAAGCACCGCATGCTGGGCGACACTGTAGAAGTGTGAAAGATGTCCTGCAAAGCGACAGATATTTGAAAGGGAAACTGCGATATCGTTAATCACGATGTCGTCTTTATTTATCTTGTCATAATAAAAATGCTTCCCGGAAAAAGTTTTAATAAATGACATTTCGTTCTCCACTTTATATGCGCTGCACCGCGCTGAATTCTGCTAAAAGGAAGCTCTCACCATCCGGTGATTATTGAGTTAATTACGTTTCCATAAATGCCCCCGCAGGGGCATTTGCAGTAATGAAATCAGGCGGTGAAAGTACCAATAAAGGTTTCTACTTTGCTGTCTTTGAATTTCTCAACAAGCAGATCACGAAATTCGTTAGCCATTTCTTCCTGCATCGCTTCCAGCTGAATAATGCGCAGAACCAGTACAGGACGATCGCCAGTGATAATGCTGAGGCGTAATTTAAACGGACGTTCTTTCAGGCCTTCAAACGGAACGCATTTAAATTCAAATGCCACTGGCATAATGTCTTTGGTCTTCGCTTCGACAGACTCCATCAGGGAGCGTTTGCCGCTGAAGTCATTGTCTTCAAAATCAGCGGTCTGGTTTGCTTCAATTGTGATTTTACGGACTGCCGCAGCCGCTTTGGTTGCCTGAATGGTGTCACCATTAGCATCAAAGCCCACAAGGTAGTCGGCCCAGTCTTCAATCCATTCTGCCAGTGACTTCTGGGAGTTACGCTCGCCATTAACAGACAACAGAGCAGAAAACGGTGCTGTCTTTTTCAGTTTGAGGGTGGCGGTGTTATCTGCGTGACCTGGTTCATCAATAGTACCCAGGTTAAGCACACTGACGGCTCGCATATTATCGGCATCGATAAAGCAGCGGGTGCCTTCATCTGCAAGATCTTTAGAATAACGGGTAAAGTCATCGATGCTGGCAGTGGAAAGCGCACCACGGAAACGGAAGCGATTTAAATTAAATTTTTCCAGATC